GCAGAAGATTGAGAGATCTTGCTGCAAGTACTGTTTGCCTTCTTTTCAGTCAAAGCTAAGCCAGTGGAAAGAGGATAGGTCTCGCCATCAGCCTGTTGATTTGTTGCATTTGTCTCGGTTCCGAGAGGCTTTTCGCGCAAATGTCGACAAAGGATGGGACCGTCGAAGGCGCCCTTTTATTCCTAACGGTAACGCTACCCGGCGTTTCAAGCGGAAGGATGGGGGCAACTGGAATGTAGAGGAGTTCTCGACTGACTTCCGGACTGAGCTTGTCTTTTCGTCCGGTAAGCCGAGGGTGGTTACCGTGTATTCTTCCGAGAACACACGGATACTCGCTCCTATGCATTACAGTTTGTATGACAGCCTGAAGAGGAAAGGGTGGCTGCTTGTCGGAGACCCGACCGAGAGGCACATCAGTAGGTTGAACGGCGCTGCGTTGTTGAGTTTTGATTACTCGGCAGCGACTGACAATATTAAAACCGAGTACGTTCGGTCAGCGATAGACGTACTGATAGAGCAAGCTGAAAGTATCAGTGACGAAGAGTTGAGAGCTCTCAAGGTTCTTGGCAACTTGTCATTGGAAGGGGTAGAGTGTGGTTCCGGTCAGCCCATGGGATCGGTCATGTCTTTTCCTCTCTTGTGTTTGATTAACAAGACCGTTGTTGATCTTGCATTAAACAGTTTGCTTGTCGGGAAGAAGATTTCGTTCCACGAGTGGTCTGGTCACAGACTTCTTATTAACGGTGATGACCTTCTGACAAAGGAAGTACGAACCGACACAAATCTTCGAGGACAGATTGTCGTGGAAGGGAGCGAGGTGGGCCTTGTAGTCAATCAGGAGAAGACCATGGTCTCCGATGTGCTATGTGAAATTAATTCCACCTTGTTTTCGAACGGCAGTCGCGTACGGAAGTTTAACGCTTCCGCCGTGTGGATGGACCCTGGTGTTGAGGACGTCTTGGGCTTTGCAGCCCAAGCCTCTCCAGATGTGAAGACGTTTCGAAAGGTAGTTCGTTGGAATAGCAATATTTTGGCTAAGAGTAAGGACAAACACCTTGCTGAGATACCACCTCATCTTCAAGTTGTGTGCCGCAAAGACAAGAAAATTCGGCGCGCTCTCACCAGTCAACCAAAGTCTGAACGTTCTAGACAACTTGGCGTGATCAGGATGGCTCCCATGCCTGATGGTTACGATCTTGATGTCGGTGATGAACA